ATCAGTTTCGTTTCCTCCATTACGGATATACCACTCATTAATCATTTGCAAGATCATGTTGTGGATGATGGGTACCTCACTTCCGTCGAAGCCTGAGTAATCTCCAGCTCCAACTAAGGAACCTAGATCATCAAAACTTCTAAGCTTGCGAGATATGTTGTCCCAATCGCAACTGTAAGGATTAACTCCAACCGCGCTTCCATTAAGAATCTTGTTCTTTTGATAGAATAGAGCAAAGGCTCCAAAATATCTCTTGAAAACGACCAGGTAATCGAAAGGTACTCCTGAAAATAAACGGGTAGCACCTAATGCCACCTTTTCCAAGGGACGACGTTCATCTTTAAGGTTGTCGGTAAAAATCCAGTAGGGACGGATTCCTTTCAAATACTGATCTTCAATCTCTTCCCATCTAAAAATGGAATAAGCTAAACGTTCTTCAAAAGTTTCTCCTTCCCTTCCCGTCTCAAATAAAATTTGTTTCTGATTGGTAACGCCATTGACGTTGTAGGGAAATCCAGCGCTAGTGCTGATTTTGATACCATGCGAGTCTTCCTCGTTGGTGATACCATTAATCACATCACGGTAGTCGATAAGATGACCTTTTACGGTAACCTTATAGTTGCCCAGCAAGTTGTTACGAACTTGTGAGTAAACTTCTGCGAAGTCACACATGATAGGCACTGTTGGAAGACAGTACTTGCTAAGAGCGTTGTCCAAAGGATCGATAGTGATCTCATCACGCTTAAATCTCTTCAAACGAGCGGGAGCCTGTGTCGATCTCTTCCATGTATTGTGAAGCCTTGATTTTACAATCTGGCTTTCAACGTTACGACTTGGACCTTTGTTCAACCTCCCAACAGTGATAAATTGGCCTTGAGCAACAACTTGAGAATTGTTCTCTTGGTCGATCTCAGGAACTGGTGGTTCGATAATACGTATATTTTCGAATTTTAACAAGTCTTCCCGCAAATCTTCCTGGCAAACGGCAGCGGCGTAACCTAGAGAAGCGTTAACATCTCCAGCGACGTGCATACCGAATATTTTCCTCTTAGATAAAGCGGAGTTCATAGCACCCATGAGAGCACCACAATCGCCTTTGTCTGTAGCAGTTTCGTACATATAACTCTTGCGAATATTGTAAGAACCAAGCTTTTCGTCGGAAACGAGAATCTCCACATCATTTGCGAAGGCATTTCCGATGAAATACTCTCGATCCGTTTTGTTTGCGAAGTGCATCATGAAGGGTATATTCGACACAATTTTGTCATAATCGCTGCGAGATGCAAAGCATTCAATTCGGTCTATACAAGGTTGAACTTTCCGCTCGGGCAATCTAACCAGAACTAAGTCGTTCTGAGCTAAAACACCTGCTTCGTGACCCATAATGAAGTCACATACCGTGAGGTAGTAACAAGGAGTGCGGGTATTAGAAGTCTTCGTCATACGAATCTTGCATTTGACAGCGTCTGGATCGTCTTCCACATGTGAAATCATATTAGCAATATAGTGATAGGGCATCAAAGCAATGGTATCTACGACCATCATAAGATATCCCATAACGTTATACTCATTAGTTCCAACATTAGTTTCGACTTCTACGATATACACATTAGTCCTACATAAGGACTTGTATAAATCGACTCCACTAGGATCCAAAGCTGCGCCCATTTGAGGGCTGAGTTTTGCGATCTTGGCTTTAACTTCGCTCGAATTTCTTACAAAATTCTTAGGATTGCGTTTAGCTGACATCTTATCAGAGAATCCCATTGAATTAGGATTAATCTGAGTAGAGGGAAACCATGTCCACAAAGTTCTAGTGAAAAACGTGTATATAGGTTTCATGGCAAGAATAGTTGCGAAGACACCAAGTCCAAACAAACACTTCTGCTTGAGATTGACCACAGCTTTTAACCAGCGAATAGCTGGATTATTGGCAATGGAAACGCGTATATCACGTAGAGCCGAAGTAAAGAAAGACTCCATCTTGTCAGTACAAGTGTCATAAACATTCTTTGGTGTTTCGAATTCGAAGGATCGTCTGGCTCTCCATACAGGATGAGTAATCAACCAATCGAAATCATTAGACATACAAGAATTGACGAAAAGACTGCCTAGCTCTTTGCACAAAGTGGCGATGAGAATAGGGAGAGCGTATTGGGTGCACGGATCTTCAATATAGTGATCGCGTGTAGTTTCATAAACTCCTCTAAGGAATCTCTTCCTGTCGTTTTCTTCCAACGTGGAATAAAATTCCATGATGGCATGCGTTACAACAACAACATGTTCGGGATAACCACTCAGTAACCTATTAGTACTCTCTGCATTATACAAAATTTCTAGAGGTTTGTTGAATTCAAGTTCTCCAATGGCCATAGTTATACGACTATCGGCTGAACGAAAATCCTTAGGTCTGCGTGGACCCCAGCTCGAAGTTTCTTCATACACACTGTCAGTGTCAAACTGATGTGGTACATAACCATGTCCCAGATCAGCCGAAGACTCGTTCAAATTGGTACGAGGATAATCAGACTGTGAAACAATACCTTCATCTCCATTCCGGGCTCGTTTGGGCTTCGGAGGAGGATCAAGTTTTTCCATATCTTGGAAGAAATTACGATACTTGTCGGTAGTTTTCTCAAAATCTTCATTCTGCTTCAAAAACTGTAATCTCTTCTTCTGATAACAATTCATAGTCATAGTGACCACTTCATCGAAAGAATAAGGTCTTCCACCAGGGCTTCCGTCTTTGTCATTCAAATAGAAATGTTGCATGTCGGGATTCAAAGATGTGATACTTTCAGTTCCAGGATTGTAACGAGTCTCAAAATCTTCCACCATAGAAGTGGGTAATTTCTTGACATCGAACCTTTTACTAAAGTGTCCTATATTTCCGCCAGAGTGTCCCGATTCCTCCTGTGTTTTACAATACTCAGGTCTCGGCACAACTGTGAAAATAAGGTCCCATCTTCTAATAAGAG